ACAATATCCGAAACAATAGTATAGGATACACCTAAATCATTGACCTGAGTTTGTATGTCACTGACTGAACTTCCTACATTATTTAGGGAACTCTCAATTCTATAGAAAGTATCTGAGATACTCGGTCTGTACCTTCCTACTTCCACCCGGATGTTATATCGATAAAATGGATTATATTCAAGAGAGATGATTCTGGTTTTCACATTAATTCCAAGAGGATTAAATACAATCTGTACATTATCTCCTACTGCAAGATTTAAGAGTTTGAAAAATGCAATGTCATATGAGGATGAGTTTTCCCTGGAATCGTAGGACACGGCTACATTAGTAACATTCTTTGAACCCATAACCGGGATGTAATCTGTGCTTCCTCTATGACTTCTGATCTTGATGTTGTAACCATTGTATTCAATCTCTCCCCCAAGAATAGCAATATACTGCATAAGGGCAGCTCTTCTTGATACCTCCTGGTTAATCTTCATGGTTATACTTTCTGTAAAATCCACCACCCCTGCGCTAAAAGGCGTTCCACTAAGAAGGTCTGTCAGTCCTGTTGCCGGATCACCAGTAAAATCAAACTCGGTGATGTTATACATCTCATGATTAAGTACATAGGACACATGCTCACAAACTACTGAACAGATAGGAAGGCTGCCCTGAAGGCTTTTTGATATCTGAACAATTTCAAAATACTGGTCATCCAGTTTTGCTATCTGTTTTACCTTAAGTGCCAATGCTGATTTCGCCAAAACCGTAAAGGAAAGGGTAAATTCTCCCTCTAGTGTTTCTCTCACATTAGCACTCATCACTTTGCCAACGGTTTGAATTAAAGTGGTCCCTGCATAAATTTCAATCAAGTAGGCTCCCTCCTCTCTGTTTTAGCTTCCTGCTACGCCAAGGTTTCTAACGGTAACCGTATTTTGATTCCATTGAAGCTGGGCAATCACACGAGTTAATATGTTTCCATCAATAGTCAGTGGAATTGTTACATCAAAAACAGCTCCTTCAGATCCGCTTAAACTACCTGTCACCTGAGAGTTCAAATCTAAATCAAAGTCTGTCGGAATAGACCCTTGCATATCTTTTTCAATACCACTCATAGCTTCAGAGAAACCTTCTCCGATACCTTGGCCCATGTTGGCACCAATACCAGCAAAGACTCTTGATGGTGAATGGATGCCGAGCACTCCTTTAACCCCTTTTACGATGCCGCCGACCATGTTATCGACCTTGTTTTTCAACCAGCCAATCATGGATGAAATACCATCCCATAAGCCTCTAGAAATATTCTTTCCAACATCCATCATAGATGGAATAGCACTTCCAAGTCCCGATACAATGGCTGCGATAATTTGAGGAAGCTGAGCTACAAGCTGAGGTATTGCTCTAATTAATCCTGCTGCTAATTGAATCGTCAGCTCTACACCCATCTCGATAATCTGTGGTAAGTTCGCGGTAATAAAGGAAATAATGCTGTTAATAATCTGCGGCAGAGCTTCAATCAGTGTCGGCAGAGCACCTAGTATCCCTGTAGCCAGACCTTGGACAAGCTGAAATGCTGCATTTAAAATCTGGTCCATATTGGCGATGAGTGTCTCCACGATCAAAATGATGGCCTCTACAATAGATGGAATGAGTTCAGGAAGGGCCTCAGCAATTCCTGTTGCCAATGTCACAATCATCATTAGAGCGGCTTCAACCAGGGCAGGCAAATTTACAATAATCCCATCCACCAGAGCCATCACAAGATATAAGGCGCCTTCTGTTATCTGAGGTAGAGCTTCAATAAGTGCTGATAAAAGGGTCATAATAATCTGCATGGCCGAATCAATAATAAGAGGAAGATTGTCAATAATCGCTCCGCCAAGAGCCATGACGATATCCAGTCCAAGGGTCACAAATTGAGGGAGCTGGTCTGCTATGAGCGTAGTAATGCCGCCCACAGTTTCACCAATCACATCTGATATTTTCTCAAAATCTCCATCTGCCCCGTTAATTCCATTGGAGAGTTCAGAAAACAAATCTGTAATCCCTGAAGACACCTCACTCACCGCCGGTAAAAACACACCCTGCATGGATCTTTTAACGCCTTCAAAGCCATCAGAGAGATTATCATATTTTACTTCTGTAATTTGACTTAAGGCATCCTTCGTTGCAATGGTGCTGTCTTTCATACCCGCAAGCACCGGAAGCACTCCCGCCTCTAAATCTTCAAACTGTGTCCCAAAGAGCTGAACACCCACTGAATTTCTAAGAAGCGGATCCTCTATCTCGTTTAATCTTTCGACGACGTTATAGAATGCATCGCTTGCTTCTTCACCGCCCATAGCAAACTTTTTAGTCATTTCATCTGCGTCTAGTCCAAGTGAAGTAAAGGCTTCAGCAGTTCCTTTGCTTCCATCTTTCGCTCGTATGTTAAACTCTTTAACAGCATCTCCAACCTTATCAATACTAAAAGCCCCGGCTTCAGCCCCACCAATAAGGCCGGTGATAAATTCATCTGCACTCAGTCCAAGGGCAGAATATTGAGCCGAATACTCATTTAATGTATCCAGAAGGTCTCCATTTTTATTGGCACCCTTTTGAGCACCGGCGGCGATAATGTTATAGGCTTCTTCAGAGGAGATTCCGAAGTTCTTTATGAGAGCTCCCGCAGCCCTTGCAGACTCTTGCATTTCAAAACCAAAAGTGTCCTTTAAAGCAAAACCGGACTCAGTAGCCTTTTCCAGTTCCTTACCCATGAGTCCGGTAGTCTTCTTCACTTCAGATATGCCATTCGCTACATCCTCTAAGCTGTCACCAAAGTTATGCTTATACACATTTTGAGCGACTTCGCCCAGCTCCTCCAGCTCCTGACCGGTGGCGCCGGTGGATGCTGATATCTGATTCACCGCTGAGTTATAATCATCGCCTAGTTTTATAAGGCTTGCCCCTGTAGCAACAGCTGCAGAGCCAATGGCAAGTACCGTGGCTCCTATAGCAGCGCCGATGCCTTTTAGGACACCTCCGATTTTTTCAAACTTTCCTGATGCATCTTCCGTTTCTTTACCGGCCTTATCTACAGCACTTGCAAAATCATCGGCGCCATCTTCAGCTTCATCAAAGCCTTGGTTCATCTCATCGATGGCCTGAACATTTTTATCCAGTTCCTTTTCCATCTTATTAAGATCAGCTTTTGCATTGTTCAGTTTAATGGCCCAGTTCTGTGTTCGTCTATCTGCTTCTCCAAAAGAGTCGGAGGCATTTTTTAGAGCGGCTTCTAATGTACCGATTTTATTTTTCTGTGCATCGATTTCTTTATTCAGGACGTTGTTTCTAGCTGTTATGGCTTCAATAGATTTATCCTGTTTATCAAATTGGGACGTAACCAGGTTCATTTCAGAACCTAACACCTTGAAGCTTCTATTGATGTCCCTAAGGGCATTTTTAAATTCCTTCTCGCCTTCTACACCAATCTTCAGTCCAAAATTATCAGCCATTTCTGCCACCTCCTCTCTACCAGAATAAAAAAAGACACCTGTTGTGGCGTCAACGTAATATAATAATTTTTATTTTGTTTCTAATGCTATTTTTTCAAACGTGCTAAGATAATGATGATTTATAGCACTAATGTCAAACTTTGCTCTTTGTCATTTTTGTTCGTATATTAATGTATCTTTACGAACCCAAATGACAACTAGATCCACTCTGGGATTACATCATCAATAAAATATTCCTTTCTCGGTTTTGAGATACCAATAAACTGTTTATGACATTCCCAAAGATCCATCAGGTAACCAATGGGCATCAGCCACACCTCATCCTCTTTTCTGTTAAGGTGGGCTGTGCCGTAATAAATCAGTCGGGTAAAGAGCTCCTCATCACTTACCCGACCACCTCGTTTTTTGACAGTTCACTCTCCACATTCCTTTTGGTTCCCTTCATCATGCTGGCCATAATAGCATTTTTATACTCAGCCAGATCAAAAGGTGTAGTGAGAAGCTCGACTTCTTCTTCGGTCAAGAGTTCTTTCTTCTCAGCCTTGTTTCTAATGTTATGAATCAGTATGGACTGATTGGCTAAAAGCGTAATCAGCCACACAATCTCATCTAAGGCCATTTCAAAGTTCTCGGTTTTCATCAGCTTCGTGCCGAGATTTTCAAGGCCGCCATAGCGCCCAGCAATCTCCTTTGTTGCTTTGGTCGTAAGGATTAATTTAAAGTCAGTGCCACCAATTTGAATCGTCGTGCTTCTTTCTTCCGATACGTCATCGACATTTATTTTTTCATCTGCCATTTACTTTCCCTCCCCTTAAGATACAGTCACCGTCGCGACATCCGTTGTGACATCACTAGCCCCTGATAAGCTTAGAACACAATAATAGTAATAGGTGTCGGCTGTAAGATCCGTCGGAATATCAAAACTCGCTGAGGTTTCACCATTAATTATTGTTCCACCCGTCGGGCTGTCGGTTGTGTTTTCGTACCATTGATAAGTGACTGGATCACTGGTATTAGATGTTGCTACCACAGACAGACTTTCAGTAATATTACCTGCAGTGACTTCCGTTAAGGCATCAGGTTGTGTGGTAATCGTAATCGTCGGTGTGATTGGTGTGAAATCCGGTTCATAAACTTCCGTAAACCAACCGGTAATGGTTTCAGCAGCTACGCCATTATCTCCTTCTGTCACTTCTGCCTTCCAAGGATGCTTGCTTTCAGCATCTAGTTTATTTCTTCTAAATACCGTTCCTTCTATGGTGGGACTAGAAAAGGTAATAGAATCACCCTTTGTAGCAAGGCTTGTCGGCGGCACACTAAAGATAACTCTGTAAAGCCAAAAATATCTGTACTTCCCATTTGCCTTCTTGGCACGAAACCCAATAGCTACCGGACTTCCTCCATCCTCACTTCTTGACACCACCACATTATTGCTATCAATTTTACACCCTGTCAGATCCTGCGCTACAAGGGATCCAATATCATCAATGCCAAGGGTTAAGGCTCCGCTTTTAAATTCTTTGACCACTTCTGATGCCCCATCATCTGCATAGAGAATCGCTTCAATCAGCTCCACACTAAGTTCTGCTGTCATGGCTTTTGCTAAGACTTTAGGGGTGCCGTAGGTTTCATTCCCGCTTGTATCTTCCGTTATCGTTGCATAATATAGACTATCCAATCCGATTGTTGCCATATTTT